CTCTGCGCTGAAATTTCTTTTTTTCATTGGAGCACCTGTGTTGTTCTGAGGTGAGCATATCACCTCTGTTCAGGTGGCCAAATTCAGTGTGCCACTTCATCCTGACTTGGTAGGAGCCATTGTCCAATTTGTCTAGGAAGATATAAGTTTCATTATCATGACCCGTATTTCGGTAAAAAATTTGCTTTGAGTTCATTAAAGAAATCCTCTAGAGAAAACTATGGCACTCACCGACAAGCAAGAAATGTTCTGTCGCGAGTACCTCATCGATTTAAACGCCACGCAAGCGGCTATTCGGGCGGGGTACAGCGCAAAAACAGCCAACCGTACCGCATCCGAAAACCTGTCAAAACCTGACATACAATTCAGAATCTCCGAATTGAAAGCACAACGCAATGACTCTGTTGGAATAAATGCAGAATACGTACTTAATCGCCTTCTTGAAATCGACCAGATGGATGTGCTCGACATTCTCCTGCAAAACGGTGAGTTAAAGCCCATTAAAGACTGGCCTAAAGTATGGCGCACAACGCTATCAGGAATGGATGTCGTGGAGATGGTATCCGCAGATAGTTCCGCACTTCTGAAGAAAATCAAATGGCCAGATAAGGTCAAAAACCTCGAACTTCTTGGTAAGCATGTTTCCGTTCAGGCATTTAAAGAACAAGCTTCTCATGAGCTAACCGGCAAAGACGGCGGCGCAATCCAGATTGAAACATCACCGATGAGCACTCTATTCGGAAAATGACCTCGATTAATCCTATCTTTGAACCGTTCATTGAGGCGCATCGCTACAAAGTCGCCAAAGGCGGTCGAGGTAGCGGTAAGTCATGGGCAATTGCGAGGCTGCTTGTTGAAGCGGCGCGTCGGCAGCCTGTGCGCATCCTCTGTGCTCGTGAACTGCAAAACAGTATCAGCGATTCGGTAATCCGGTTGCTTGAAGACACCATCGAGCGGGAAGGGTATTCGGCTGAGTTTGAAATTCAGCGTTCAATGATTCGTCATCTCGGAACGAATGCTGAATTCATGTTCTACGGCATCAAAAACAACCCGACGAAGATTAAATCGCTCGAAGGCATTGATATCTGCTGGGTGGAAGAAGCGGAAGCGGTAACGAAGGAATCATGGGATATCCTGATCCCAACCATCCGTAAGCCGTTCTCTGAAATATGGGTGAGCTTTAACCCGAAGAACATCCTCGACGATACCTATCAGCGATTCGTCGTAAATCCTCCCGATGATATTTGCCTGCTGACGGTGAACTACACCGACAACCCGCACTTTCCTGAAGTTCTCCGTCTGGAGATGGAAGAGTGCAAACGCAGAAATCCGACACTGTATCGTCACATCTGGCTTGGTGAGCCAGTAAGCGCAAGTGATATGGCAATCATCAAACGTGAATGGCTTGAAGCCGCAACCGATGCGCACAAGAAACTCGGATGGAAAGCGAAAGGCGCGGTTGTCTCTGCGCATGACCCGTCAGATACAGGGCCAGATGCTAAAGGTTACGCATCGCGTCACGGTTCGGTGGTTAAGCGCATTGCCGAAGGTCTGCTGATGGACATCAACGAGGGTGCTGACTGGGCTACTTCGCTGGCGATTGAAGACGGCGCTGACCATTACCTGTGGGATGGTGATGGTGTTGGTGCCGGGCTACGCAGACAGACAACGGAAGCGTTCTCCGGTAAGAAAATCACCGCCACGATGTTTAAGGGTAGTGAATCGCCATTCGATGAAGATGCGCCTTATCAGGCCGGAGCATGGGCTGATGAAGTCGTACAGGGCGACAACGTTCGCACTGTTGGCGATGTGTTCCGCAATAAGCGAGCGCAATTCTATTACGCACTGGCTGACAGGCTGTATCTGACATATCGGGCGGTTGTCCACGGTGAGTATGCAGACCCCGACGACATGCTGAGCTTCGACAAAGAAGCGATAGGCGAGAAGATGCTGGAGAAGCTGTTTGCAGAACTGACGCAGATTCAGCGCAAATTCAATAATAACGGGAAGCTGGAGCTTATGACTAAGGTCGAAATGAAGCAGAAGCTCGGTATTCCATCTCCTAACCTGGCTGATGCGCTGATGATGTGTATGCATTGCCCGGAGTCGGCTGCGCAACCCGACTATTCCAGTTACTCAATTCCTTGTGGTGTAGGTTGATATGGCAGAAAAAAAGATGACTGACTGGCATCGCAAGGTGCTGTGCAACTTTGATAATGCCTGGTCAGCAACGCAGGATATGCGTGAGCAGATTATTGAGGCTCAACGTTTCGTCCGGGTGTCCGGCGCACAGTGGGAAGGCAGCACAAACGCTGGTTACTCATTTGATGAAGGCAGGTTTGAGCATTACCCGCGCTTTGAACTGAATAAGATTGCCCGTGAATGTGATCGCATCATTGGCGAGTATCGACAGAATCGCATCAGCGTTAAATTCAGGCCGAAGGACGATAAGGCATCGGAAGCGTTGGCCGAAAAGATGAACGGCAAATTCCGCGCTGACTATCAGGAAACATCCGGTGGCGAAGCGTGTGATAACGCATTTGATGATGCTGTAACGGGTGGATTCGGTTGTTTCCGCATGTGTGCCGATTACGAAGATGAAATGGATCCGAGTAACGAGCAACGCCGTATAAGCCTTCTTCCTGTTTACGACCCAGCGACATGCGTCTTCTTTGATCAGGACAGCAAGCAATATGACCGCTCTGATGCTATGTGGGCTATGGAAATGTTCTCCATGACGCCCAAAGCGTTCGAGGCTGAATACCCTGATTCCATCGCGGCAAGCCTTTCTCGTGATGACACTGGCACTCAATATGACTGGTCAACGCCCGATGCCATCTATGTTGGACGCTACTACGAAGTTCGCATAGAGAAGGTGAAGCTCACGGCGTGGCGCAACCCTGTTAGCGGAGAAACGGCAATCTATGATGAAGAGCAAATCAAAGATGTTGTCGACGAGCTAACCGATGGCGCATTCGAACTGATTGGTGAGCGAACGGTGAAGAAACGCCGCGTTTATTGCGGCCTTCTGTCTGGCGCTGAATGGCTGGAAGAACCGAAGCGTATTCCGGGCGAACATATTCCTCTCATCCCGGTATATGGGCGTCGCTCATTTGTTGATAATCAGGAGCGAATCGAAGGCCACGCAGCAAAAGCGATGGATGCACAGCGTCTTGAGAACCTGATGGTTTCCATGATTGCAGATAACGCTACTCAGGCTGGCGGTGATGGCATTCCTGTAGTTGATGTTGACATGATTCCTGGTCCTCTCGCCAATCATTGGGCGGAGCGCAACAAAAAGCGCCCGGCGTTCCTGCCGATGGTAAGTCTGAAAAACAAAAACGGAGATATTACTGCGCAGGCTCAGGTCAGCAGTTATACACCTCCAACACAAATGCCTCCTGCTCTTGCCGGGCTATTACAGTACACCGGAACGGCTATTCAGCAAATTACAGGTGCGTCGCAGCTTGAGAACATGCCGAGCAACGTCGCTACCGATACCGTTGATAGCATCTTTAACAGGATGGACACGCAGTCATATATCTACATGGACAACATGGCTAAATCCATGCGTCGCGCTGGCGTTGTGTGGCTTTCTATGGCGCGTGAGGTCTATGGCAGCGATACGCCAATGCGCATCGTTAATGAGGACGGCAGCGATGACGTGGCGCTGATGACTGGTGAAGTGGTTGACCGTCAGACAGGGCAGGTTATCGCGCTTAACGACCTTTCGCAGGGTAACTATGAAGTGACTGTCGATGTCGGTCAGTCGTTCGCTACTCGCCGTGATGCAACGGTTAAGTCGTTACTTTCCATGCTGGCACTTATCCCACCAGGAACGCCGAAGCACGACCTTGTATCGTCGATGATTCTCGACAATATGGACGGCGAAGGGATGGACGATCTTAAAGAATACAACCGCAATCAGTTGCTTCTGTCTGGAGTTATCAAGCCGAGAACACCAGAAGAACAGCAGATGGTTGAGCAGGCGAAACAACAACAGGCCAGTCAGCCGGATCCGGCTATGGTTGCAGCGCAAGGTCAGCTTCTTGCTGGTCAGGCTGAATTGCAGAAAGCGCAGAACGAACAGGCAGCCATTCAGGTTAAAGCATTCCAGGCACAGACTGATGCTCAGGTTGCTGCGGCAAACGTTGTGAAAATCCTCGCATCTGCCGATAGCCAGCAGAAATCTGATATCCGCGAGGCTCTGAAACTGCTCGGACAGTTCCAGCAACAGCAAGGAGACAATGCCCGTGCTGATGCAGAGCTTGTCCTGAAAAGTCAGGCGCAGGGACATGCACAACGCATGGACATCAGCAGCATCCTGCAAAAATCAACTCAGCAACAACCACAGCAATAATTAACCCATAACGTGCAATGGCTGTCTTTATGAGGCCTGGCACCCTATTGCCTTCCGATGGGCTGAACATCGAGTAAACAGGGGTAACAAATGGACCAGATGGCAGAAAACACACCAGAAGTTGAAATCGAAACCGACGCGTCAGAGCAGATTCCTGATGATGTCGAACTGGCTGAAGAAGTCGAAACAGAAGATGGCAGTGAGTCCTCCGGCAATGGTGCAGAGGAAGCTAGTGAAACTGATGACGACGAATCAGAACAGGAATTCTACTTTGGTGACGAAAAGCTGGATTCGCCAACCAGCGAAGATGGCGCAGAGCATGGACTGGTAAAACACCTGCGCAAGACGATTAAAGAGAAAGACCGCGAGCTGAAAGAGCTGATGCGTCAGTCTCAGAAACCCGTCGAGCAGCAGCCGGTAATCACTCTACCACCGCGGATGCCAAAACTGGACGATGAGGACATCGGTTTCGATGAAGAAATCTACCAGCAACGCATGGCTAAGTGGGCAGAGGATAACGGCAAGTACCAGCAACAGGAGATGGCTCGCAAGCAGAAGGAGCAGGAGCTTCAGGCTGCCTATCAAGAGCGATTATCCAAATATCAGCAACGTGTTAAGGCTCTCAAAGTTCCTGGCTATCAGGAAGCTGAGCAGGCCGTACTCGAGGAAATCCCCATCGAGACACAAAACGCGATCCTGTTTGAGTCAGAGAAGCCGGAAATCGTTGTTCTGGCGCTCGGTCGCAACGCTGAACTGCGCAAGCAACTGGCAGAAGCTACAAACCCCGTAGCAATTGGTCGTCTGCTGGAACGTATCGAATCGAAGGCCAGAATCATGCCAAAAGCAAAAACCACGGCAGCCACAACCCCGACAGTTAAGGGGAGCAACGGCGCAGTAATCAATAACCTCGACAAACTGAAAGCCAAGGCGCTGGAAACTGGTGACTGGACGCCGTATTTCGCCGCTAAAAAGGCAAAAAAATAACCTATCGGAGCATTAAGCATGGCTAACCAATTAGCAAAAGACCTTGAAATCATGTTCGAAAACTACGTTGAAGGCTTTGAGGCCGCCTGCGTAGTTTCCCGTAACGCTAAAAAATTCCGTCCCGGTGATACAGCAATGCAGCGAGCAGGTGATGTTCTGTATCGTCCGCAGCATTACCACATGAACATTGAGGAAGGCCTCGACCTCAGCGGCAAAACGCCAACAGCACTGGTTCAGCGCCTTGTTCCTTCTGTGTTCAAGGAGCCGAAAAACATTCTGTACACTCTGGATGCGCGTGAAATGCGTGACCCGGAACATAAAACTGAAGCTGGTCGCGCCGCAGGTATGCGCCTTGCTGCACAGATTGACTCGGACCTGATTTCCATGGTCACGCAGCGTGCTACTAACGTGATCACAATGGCTGACTCAACCACTGGTTCACAGGGCCGTGATTTGTGGAACTGTGCGGCAGGTATTGATGCCACCATGACGGCGATTGGTGTACCACAGGGTATCAACCGCCGCTCTTTCTGGAACCCCTTCAACTACAAAGACCTTGCTGGCGAGCTTGGTCACCGTGCCTATGCTCAGGGCGCAACCCTGACAGCATACGAAAAAGCGCAGATCCCTCCGGTTGCTTCCTTTGATAGCTACAAGACCGATATTTCTGGTCGATTACCGAAAGGAAGCACTGAATCCTTGACAGTATCAGGCCAACCTGAACACAAGGTTGAAGCGAAAGATTCAAATGGTATGCCAGTTGATAACCGACAGGGGACTATTACGGTATCTGCATCTGGCTTGCAGGTTGGTGATGCGTTCACCATTGCCGGTGTGAATTCCGTACACCAGATCACAAAAGATACCACCGGTCAACCGCAGGTATTCCGTGTTCTGGCTGTTAGCGGAAATACCGTAACAATTTCTCCAAAGATTCTCCCTGTTGAAAATACTGATGTTGCGAGTCGTCCATATGCAAACGTCGATGCCAAACCGGCAGAATCAGCAGCAATCACCATTCTCAACAAGAACGCAGCACCTGCTAACCTGTTCTGGGCTGATGGTTCTGTTGAGCTTATGTACGGCAAACTGGCGTTCCCGACTGGTCAGGGTCCACAGGTAATGACAGCAACCACCGAGCAGGGCGCTACGCTGATCATGTCTTACGCCTTCGACCACATCAAAGGCGTAACCACTGCTCGTTTCACCACTCTGTACGGTTGCTCTGTACTTGTTCCTGAATATACGGGCATCGTTATTGCCGGGCAGTAATTTTGGTGGGGCTTCGGCCCCATTTTTATTGGGAGAAGACAATGGCACGAACAATGCTCTATAAGCCTGGCAACATGATCACCTGTGGTCAGTTTGCTGTCGATTACATCATTGTTGATGACGAAGAAGTTAAATCTCACCTGAAAAAAGGTTGGGTAAAAACTCCTGAAGAAACCGCAACGAAGCAAAAAGTGGCTAAGGCGGAAGAAGATGGCGAAAACGAAGGGTGATCTCGTTCTAAAGGCTTTACGAAAAGCCGGGCTGTATTCCAGTGCCACGTTGACAGATGCTGACCCTCAGGCAATTGAAGATGCCATTAATGACCTCGAAGACATGATGGCAGCATGGCAGGCTAAAGGTATCGAGCTTGGGTATCAGTTTGCTGATACAGAAAACGGCATCATGCCGTTACCGGACGATGATTCAGGTATCCCTGCATGGGCAAATGATGGCGTCGCTTTGAAACTCGCTGTGCAAGTGTGCATGGATAACGTCATTCAGCCGTCAGACGCTCTCCTTACCGCTGCTGACAGTGCATATCAGACAATCTGTATCGCTTTAACCAAAATACCACCACTTGAGCGGCGAAATGACATGCCTCGCGGTAGTGGTAACAAAAGCGCGTTTACGTGGAATCGGTTTTACATCGAGAAAGATGATCCGAGTACGTGAGGTGAATAAATGCCGATTCAGCAACTTCCGCTTATGAAAGGTGTCGGCAAAGACTTTCGAAACGCCGACTATATCGACTATCTGCCAGTGAATATGTTGGCTACACCCAAAGAAATCCTGAACAGCAGCGGATATCTTCGCTCATTCCCGGGCATTGCCAAACGTTCTGATGTGAACGGCGTATCGCGAGGCGTCGAGTACAACATGGCGCAGAATGCTGTTTATCGCGTGTGTGGTGGCAAACTGTATAAGGGCGAAAGTGAGGTCGGTGATGTTGCCGGAAGTGGTCGCGTATCAATGGCGCATGGTCGAACATCACAGGCGGTAGGCGTTAACGGGCAACTGGTCGAATACCGCTATGATGGCACGGTTAAAACCGTCTCAAACTGGCCTGCAGACAGCGGGTTTACGCAGTATGAGTTAGGTTCGGTTCGCGACATTACGCGTTTACGTGGGCGTTATGCGTGGTCAAAAGACGGCACTGATTCATGGTTTATCACTGACCTTGAAGACGAATCGCATCCTGACCGTTACAGCGCACAATATCGTGCCGAGTCTCAGCCGGACGGCATCATCGGTATCGGGACATGGCGAGACTTCATCGTCTGCTTTGGTTCATCGACTATTGAATATTTCTCCCTTACTGGCGCAACCACCGTTGGTGCTGCTTTGTATGTCGCACAGCCATCACTGATGGTGCAAAAAGGCATCGCCGGGACTTACTGCAAAACGCCGTTTGCTGATTCTTATGCATTCATCAGCAATCCGGCAACAGGTGCGCCGTCTGTATACATCATCGGCTCCGGTCAGGTGTTACCAATCGCCAGCGCGAGCATTGAGAAAATCCTCCGCTCCTACACTGCTGATGAACTGGCTGATGGCGTGATGGAATCGTTGCGGTTTGATGCTCATGAGTTGCTGATTATTCACCTGCCGCGCCATGTACTCGTGTACGACGCATCTTCAAGCGCTAATGGTCCGCAATGGTGTGTGCTGAAAACAGGCCTGTATGACGATGTGTACCGCGCTATCGACTTCATTTACGAAGGCAATCAGATAACGTGCGGCGATAAGCTGGAATCGGTTACCGGTAAATTGCAGTTCGATATCAGCAGCCAGTACGACAAGCAACAGGAACACCTGCTGTTTACTCCATTGTTCAAAGCGGATAACGCAAGAGTGTTTGACCTTGAAGTTGAATCGTCAACTGGTGTTGCGCAGTACGCTGACCGCCTGTTCCTCTCTGCTACCACTGACGGCATCAATTACGGTCGTGAGCAGATGATTGAGCAGAATGAACCGTTTGTTTACGACAAACGCGTTTTGTGGAAGCGAGTCGGGCGCATCAGGAAAAATGTCGGCTTCAAATTGCGCGTTATCACGAAGTCACCTGTCACTCTGTCTGGTTGCCAGATAAGGATTGAGTAATGGCTGATTCGAATCTCAACACCCCTGTTATTGTGCAGGCGACGCGGCTCGATACATCAATCCTTCCACGCAATATATTCAGCCAGTCTTACCTGTTGTATGTCATTAATCAGGGGGCTGATGTCGGCGCAATTGCCGGGAAGGCAAATCAGGCTGGTCAGGGCGCTTACGATGCCCAGGTAAAAAACGATGAACAGGATGTCGAACTGGCTGATCACGACGCAAGAATCACCGCAAACACAAAAGCGATAAATCTCCTTGAGGTCAGGTTAACAACCGCCGAAGGGAAGATAGTCATACTACGTAGCGATGTTGATTACTTGCTGGATGAGGTTATCGATATTCAGGCGCATCTGGTCACTGTTGACCAAATGCTGGATGACGTAGAAAACGATGTCTCTGGCATTAAGAGTGATTACGTATCGAAAACCGTAACCGAATCGCAGTCTCTTGCGTCACCGCTGGATGTAAAAACATCATATTCAGTTGATGGAATTCAGGTTGTTGGAGCAAGAAATACCGGATGGACTGCAGCCACAGGTACACCTCTTTTGGGCTCATTCAACGCTAACCAGTCATACACAGTCGGCACTACGTACACACAATCCGAAGTCGCAGCCCTCGCTACAGGGTTGCAGCAGGCGCGGCAGCGTATTCTGGCGCTTGAAACGGCACTTAGATTACATGGGCTGATTGACTGATGATTACATTCAAACCAACGCGAAACATCGACCTGATAGAAGCCGTAGGAAATCACCCTGACATTATCGCCGGGAGCAACAACGGTGATGGATACGACTACAAACCTGATTACCGTTACTTTGAGGTGAACGTGCACGGGCAGTTCGGCGGAATTGTTTACTATCAGGAGATTCAGCCGCTAACCTTTGATTGCCACGCCATGTACCTGCCAGAGATTCGCGGCTTCAGCAAGGAAATCGGGCTGGCGTTCTGGCGATACATTCTGACTAACACCACCGTTCAGTGCGTCACATCGTTCGCTGCGCGCAAATTCCGCCACGGGCAGATGTACTGCGCAATGATTGGCCTTAAGCGTGTAGGGACCATCAAGAAATACTTCAAAGGCGTGGATGACGTGACGTTTTACAGCGCCACACGCGAAGAACTAATCGACTTCCTGAATCACAGGAGATAGCCATGTTATATGCATTTAAGCTGGGCAGAAAACTGCGCGGCGAGGAACCTTATTACCCTGAAAAAGGCGGGAAAGGTGGCAGTTCTGATAAAAGCGCAAAGTATGCAGCAGAAGCTCAGAAGTATGCCGCAGACCTGCAAAATCAGCAGTGGCAGACGATCATGAAAAACCTTGCTCCGTTCACGCCTCTTGCGGAGCAGTATGTTAACCAGCTTCAGAACATTTCCAGTTTAGAAGGTCAGGGGCAGGCACTTAATCAGTATTACAACTCTCAGCAGTATAAAGACCTTGCAGGTCAGGCTCGTTACCAGAGTCTTGCTGCTGCGGAGGCGACTGGCGGACTTGGTTCGACAGCTACAAGCAATCAACTGGCCACGATTGCCCCGACTCTCGGTCAGTCGTGGTTGTCGAACCAGATGAGCAACTACAACAATCTGGCAAACATTGGCCTTGGTGCGCTGCAAGGTCAGGCGAACGCCGGGCAGACATACGCCAACAACATGAGCAGCATTGCGCAGCAAAGCGCAGCACTTGCCGCTGCTAACGCCAATAAACCATCAGGCCTTCAGACAGCAATTAGCGGTGGCACGTCTGGTGCGATTGCCGGTGCAGGTCTTGCCAGCCTTTTGGGAACATCAACGCCTTGGGGCGCTGGCATTGGTGCTGGTATCGGATTGCTTGGCTCGTTGTTTTAAGGGGTAATAATGGCTACTTGGCAAGGATCAAATGGCGGATTGTTGGCTGGTATCGGCGGCGTCAACTCAAACGCTCCGAGCGTAAATGACATCGGCAATACGCTTCAGCTTATCAGGCAGAACAATGATATTGAGCGTTCAGGCGCTAACAATGTTGGGCTGACTGCTTTGCAAGGCCTTTCAGGTATTGCAGGAGTGTTTCAGCAGGAAAAGCAGGCTCAGCGGCAGAAAGAATTTCAGCAGGCGTACGCTAATGCTTATACGTCTGGTGATCGCGGTGCTTTGCGTCAGTTGGCTACTCAATATCCAGACCAGATTGAATCCGTTCGTAAAGGCATGGGATTCATTGATGAAGACCAGCGCAATTCCATCGGTACCTTAGCGGCTGGCGCACGCCTTGCGTCATCGTCTCCAGAAGCAATGCAATCATGGCTGCAAAACAACGCCAAGGAACTGACTCGCGTCGGTGTTGACCCTAATAACGTTGCTCAGATGTATCAGCAGAATCCTTCAGGATTTGGTGAGTTTGTTGATCACCTTGGAATGGCTGCTCTTGGTCCGATTGATTACTTCAATGTTCAGGACAAGATGGCTGGTCGTGAGATTGACCGAGGCAGGCTGGCAGAGACAATCCGCAGCAATCAGGCAGGAGAAGCACTAACAGCTCGAGGTCAGGACATCCAGATACGTGGACAGAACATCAGCGCACAGAATGCTGCTCTTTCCCGAGAAATACAAAGAGCAGAATTACAAGAAAAGGCTCTGGACAGACAGATAGCCAGAGAAAGCAATCAGTTAAAGCTTGAAGAGCTAAAACAGAAACAGGCAGATGTTCGGCAAAAGGCTGACATAGCCCGCGCTGACAGGCAGGCCGCCGCTCAGGGTGCAGTTGATACGTTCAGCACCGCGCTTGATTCTCTCAACGAGATAGAGCAAAGCCCCGGCCTTTCAAAAGCAGTAGGAATTCGCTCAGCGTTTCCGACAGTTCCTGGCTCTGATGCGGCTAACTTTGAAGCAAGGCTCGACACCTTTAAAGCTCAAACATTCCTTCCTATGGTGCAGTCCCTGAAGGGTATGGGCGCTCTTTCAGATGCAGAGGGTAAAAAATTATCCGATGCGGTTGGTGCCCTAAGCCCCAAAATGAGTGAAAAGGCTTTTCGTGACTCTATCGGAAAGATTAGAAATCAGCTTGAAAGCAAGTTGAGCACTGTTAAAAAACAGTTTGATTATCAGGAGCCGGTGCAGAATATGCCAGGGCAACAATCTACTACTGGCAGTAACTTTTCTTCGCTATGGGGTGATTAATGGCTAAAGCATGGAAAGATGTTATCGCCTCTCCACAGTATCAGGCGTTAGCACCAGAACAAAAAGCGCAGGCTCAGGAGCAATACTTCAATGAAGTCGTTGCCCCGCAAGCCGGAGAAAATGCAGAGCAGGCTAAGCAAGCTTTCTATGCTGCCTATCCATTGCCATCTGTGCAGCCAGTGGAGACACAACAACCAGTATCACAGCAACAACCACAGCAAAGTGGATTTATGTCGGATCTTGGTGAAGCCGTGAAAGAAACTGGTCGCGGACTGGTGCAGGCTGGCGTGAACGTGGCAAACATACCTGCATCAGTTGCCGATGCTGTAACAAGCGCGGCGGCTTGGGCTGGCGGTAAACTCGGAATTGGCGATGGGACATATCACCCAGCGCCACGAGTAACAACGCAGGGATTAGAGCAGGACTTTGGCCTTCAGCAAGGCGCGCTGACTCCACAAACTACAGAGGGCAGGGTATTTGCTGAGGCATTGCCTTACCTCACTCCTGCTGGCATTGAGAGAGCGGCAACACAGGCACCAACACTCGCTGGTAGAATCGCTCAGGGTGCAACTCGCCTTCTCGCTGAAAACGCAGTCGGGTCACTTGCTGCAAATAGTGCGAAAGATGATGCGGAAGCACTCGCTACCGATTTAGGCATTGGCGTTCTGGCTGGCGGCGCTATTAACGCTGCCGGACGTGGATTAGGCGCTGCTTATCGTGGCGTTCGTGGTGCTATTGCACCAGAAGCGCAGCAAGCTATCAGATTTGCAGAGCGTGAAGGAGTGCCTCTGCACACCACAGACCTGTTACAGCCTAGTTCCCGCGTCGGAAAAATGGCGCAAACGACAGCAGAAAATATCCCCCTGGCTGGCACAAGCGGAATGAGAGCAACGCAACAGGAAGCGAGAAGCCAGTTGGTTCAGAGATTTGCTGATAAATTCGGTGAGTATGATCCAGCGGTTGTTATTGACAGCCTTAAAGCGAAAACATCAGGAATTCGTCGCGCTGCAGGAAATCGACTGGAGCAGGTTCAGAATGCTATGGCGGGAATAAACATTCAGCCTGCAAGAGCAATTCAGCAGATTGATACAGAAATATCTAACCTGCAGAAGCTTGGTAAGGTTGCTGATAACGAGACTATTTCAAAACTTCAGTCCTATCGTGATGAGCTTGTTCGCAATGCTGGTCCTGATGGTCCGGTAAATCTGGATTTGAAGCAATTAAGCGATCTGCGCAGCCAGTTCAGAATGGACGTGAAGGGTGAGCGACCAGTGTTACCAAACCGTTCCGATGCTGCCATTCAGCGCGTTTACAAGGCAATGACCGACGATATCAATGGTGCCATTGGTCAGAATCTTGGCAACGATACTCTCCGTAAATATCAGCAGGCCAATGCCGTCTACGCTGACGAAGCCGCGAAACTAAAGAATACCAGGCTGAAGAATGTTCTCATGAAAGGCGATCTGACGCCGGAAGTTGTCAACAACATGCTATTCAGCAAGAACAAATCGGAAATTAAGACGCTGTATAACTCAGTTGGTCGTGTTGGCAGGGCGCAAATGCGCAATGGCATCATTGGAAAGGCGATGGAGAAATCTGGCGGATCCCCTGACCAGTTCCTTCGGCAGCTTAACATCCTGCAAAACCAGACTGGCATCACATTTAAGGGGCAGGACGCTGCTTATCTGAAAGGATTAAAAAACTACCTGCAATCTACGCAGCAGGCTGCAAAAGCGGCAGTAACAACACCCACAGGGCAGCAAACTATCCCGTTCATTATTGGGTATGGGACGGCAATGAACCCTGCGACAACTGGCGCAGCAGTAAGCTACGGACTTCTTACTCGCGCCTATGAGAGCGAGCCATTCAGAAATGCAATGCTCAGAATGGCAAACACCCCACGCGGATCAACAGCGTTTGAGAAAGCCATGCAGCAGGCACAAAAGGCAATTAACGCTATGACGCAGGGGGCTAAGTCTGATGCGTTGTCAGAATAGCTTTTCAAACACCAGGAACGTGCAAAAACCAAATATGTAGAACGCGAGGTTTATCGTATCCCTCTGCATAGGCGATGATACATTTGCTGATTGTTATCTGATGTTACTGCTACTGTTGCATGTGACTGTATTTCCAAACCCTGAATTGCAGTTTGTGTAAGTTTCAACTCGTGTTGGATAGGGTTGAGTTATAACAGGCTGTCTCGCTTTTTGCTCGATCGCTTGCATTGTGTTTACAGCCTGATAATTCAATAAAGCCTGCTGGAATGCTTGGCTTTGCGCTATTTGTTGGGCTTGTTCTTGGCTTTGTAGTTGAACATAAAGATTCTGAAGCTCAAGTCTTGCCTGCGCGTCACTTATCTTGCCATCATCGACACCTTGCCCGAGCATCTTCGCAGCAAGGACATATAACTTAGGTGTTGGTGCTGATGCCATGCGTGAGTCGTTCTTCACGCTAGCATCAAGGCAATTAGCCATATCGCTAAGCTTTGGATAGCGTTGTTCGCAATTTGCCTGATAGTCGCTAACCTTTGCGCACCCTGCCAGCAGAAGCGGGATAATTAACAGTGATTTTTTCATATGATTAACTCTCCTTATCTTTGCCATCATGGCACTGTTGGGTGTAAATGAGTTATTAACTCAATCGACAATATCTTCACGAAAATACTTTTTATTATTAAGATCTTTCTGATTCTAACAAAACGGAAAGTAATATGAAGAGGATTATCGGCGTCGTTGCTGGCGCTATATTGTTATCTGGGTGCGCAACTATTGTTGGTGATGAAACGCAGCTTGTGCAAGTGAACAGCAATCCTTCTGGCGCGAGCTTTAAGGTAAAAGATGAATCTGGTGTGATTGTTGCGCAAGGTAAGACTCCACAAGGTGTAACACTCGCCAAGTCAGATGGTAGCTATTTTGGCAAAAAGAGCTACCAGATCACTATGGAGAAGGATGGGTACGAACCAGTTACCCTGCCAATCAAAGCCAATGCTAATGGTTGGTATATTGGTGGGAACCTTGTGTTTGGTGGGTTAATTGGTTGGCTTGCTGTAGATCCATTTAATGGTGGGATGTATACCTTGAAGCCTAAAGAGGCAAATGCATCCCTTATACCGTCCACAAAGCAAGACTAATAAATGGAACCCACCATCAGGTGGGTTTTTTGTACAAATCCTTCAGCGTATCAAACACCATCTTCTTAACAAGTTCAGACTGCTCATCAGCGATGCGTTCCGCATCGTCTCGATAGCCTGAAATTTTGGATGGCCTTGATACAGCATCAGTCACTATCTGAACTAATTCTGAATTAAGAGAGCGGCCATTGGATTTGGCTCGCTGTTTTAGTTTTTCCTTTAATTCGTAAGGTAGCCGCAGATTAAATTGCGGGTCATCTCTTCCCATTCTTGATGCCTCGCTCTTGTGAGTGGATCGGCATCTTATTATCTGCTGGTTGCATCCTCAATAAGACCACGGTGGTCGTATTTTTTGATTAATAATGAATCACTGCGGCCATTCCTTGTATCTGGAGCAAATTAAATGACAGACATTACAGCCAATGTTGTAGTGAGTATGCCTTCGCAACTCTTCACTATGGCTCGTTCTTTTAAAGCCGTAGCCAATGGCAAAATTTATATCGGTAAAATTGACACTGACCCGGTAAATCCTGAAAACCAGATTCAGGTCTATGTTGAGAACGAAGATGGTTCTCACGTTCCTGTTGCACAGCCAATCGTCATCAATGCCGCAGGGTATCCAGTATATAACGGACAGATTGCCAAATTCGTTACCGTGCAAGGCCATTCTATGGCTGTTTATGATGCGTATGGTGCACAGCAGTTCTATTTTCCTAATGTGCTGAAGTATGACCCGGATCAGTTTAAACAAAAAGTATTATCAAATGATATGCTAAATATGTCTCCTCTTTATTTTGGAGCTAAGGGGGATGGGATTAGCGATGATACTGAAGCATTTGTCGCGTTGGAAATGGATATAAAAAATAGGGTTATTGATTTAAGTGGAAGAGCATTTTTTGTTACTAAAAGTTTTATTGGAAATAGCTATATAAATGGTTCTTAGACTGGCCCCCTGAATCTCCAGACAACCAGTATCACTTAAATAAGTGATAGTCTTAATACTAGTTTTTAGACTAGTCATTGGAGAACAGATGATTGA